CATCCGAAATATAATTTTCTAATGGACATACGCGATTTCAACAATATTCCGAACGACGAATTGCCGCCGGAATTGTTTGACCTGGATGTTTTGGACGGTTCTCCGCCATGCACGACGTTTTCAATGGTCGGAAAACGTGAACAAGGCTGGGGAAAGAAAAAGAAATTTCGCGAAGGACAAGCAGAACAAACGCTTGACGACCTGTCCTTCATCTTCTGCGACACTGTCGCAAAGCTGCGTCCGCGTGTTGTAGTAATTGAAAATGTTGAAGGCTTAACATTTGGCAATGCATGGTCTTATGTTCAAAAGATATACGCACGGTTGATTGAATCCGGATATAGTGTGAACCATTGGTTATTAAAAGGCGAACAAATGGGCATTCCGCAGAAAAGGCACCGGTGTTTCTTTGTGGCAATCAGAAACGACTTGAAAAAAGATCCGCGAAAACTTGACATGTGCTTCAATTACACGCCGGTTTTGTATAAAGATATACAACAGGGCGAAGGCGAGAAATTGAACGAAAAAACGGTGTTGTGGTATTGGTTGCAAAAAGCAATCGAAAGCGACAAAAAGATTGCAGACACTGTTGTCAGGTATGGGAAACCGGAAAAATTGTTTTCACATAAAATTTGTTGGCCAAATGATGTTATATCAACAGTTGCAAGCGCCGGCGAAATGTTCCGCGGAATCGAAAAAACACGCGTTTCAATTGACGACATTATTTCAGCGCAAACATTTCCACAAGACTATTTCTTCCCCAAAAGAAATTTTGACGATGTGAAATATATTTGCGGAATGTCGGTGCCGCCTGTGATGATGAAACGTGTCGTGTTGCGATTGATCGAAGAAGGCGTGTTTGATTACAAGAAGGAGGAACAGAACAATGCAGATAGTAATTGATATTTTAGACGAAACGTATGAACATTTAACACCAAAAGAACCAAAAAAAATGACAAATAAAGACGCCTTAAATTGGTTCATTGTACTACACAAAGCAATATTCGTGAATGGCAAGGTACTGCCAAAAGGACACGGACGTTTGATTGATGCGGATGCGGTTGAAAAGGAAATGAACAAATCCGAGGTCGAAGCGGACAGAAATGCTGATTATTATACAGCCGACAAAATTGATTGCGCTATGGAATATATAATTAACGCACCGACAATCATAGAAGCAGACAAGGAGGTTGACGAATGACGAACGAAGAAAAAATGATAATATTTGAAGACCAGGTGTTGAAAGTTGGCGAAGCGCTGACGAAGTTTTTTGAAGAAGCAGGCGAAAAGCTAAAGCCGGTGATTGACGCGATTTCAAAGGCTGCTGCTGTTATAGAAGCCGCACAGGACGCCACAGAAGCCGCAGAAACGCACGATTTCAAAGAAGGTGAACTGATTGTCTATGTGAACGGCGACACATTCGCAATCGGCGAAATAAAGCGCATCTGCGAGGAAGGCGCGTTTGTGTATTATCACGAAGGCGACACGGCAAGTTTGACGCCGTTCGAAAACATGCACAAGCTGCAGAACGCGTACTGCATCAAACAGACGTCACTTGCAAAGTACAGACCGCGCTGCGAATCATGCAAGCATTTTTCCATATGTTCAGCAAAGACGGACATTGAAGCAACGACAGACGCGTCAAAATGTAATGACTACACGGAGGAATGAACCATGAACGCAAACAGAAAGAGAAAGAAAGCAAAGAAGGAAGACGCGCGCTTCCTGGAATGGCGCAAGGACCGTGACGAAGCTGTCGCGTCTTTGGATCTGCAGAAATTCAAAGCATTCTGCTTGAAATGGCAAATGCGCGGCGCATACGAAAAGAAACCGCTGCCGCCGGACAATATACTTGAAATCACAATGCACAAAATGGCCTGCGAAATCACAAGCATTCCGGAAGACATCGCTTTGAAGGCGGCTGAATGGTTACTTGTTCGCGGCTATATTCCCGGCATTCAATGGGGAACGGCAAAAACAGAAAGAGAAGGTGACAACAATGATTCGGAAAATACGACAGATTCTGAAAGATGCGAAGGAAGCGAAGCAGCTGCGGAAAGCGATTGCTGATGTTATGGACGCATGCGACAAGAACATTGACCAAATTGCGCTTGAATGGCGCGAATACCGCGCGCCAGGTGAAGCGAAAAGCGGCTTTATATTAGCAAAGCAGCTGTTGCGCGAAGCACTTGTGAAGATTGACGGAGGAAAAACAAGATGACGGAAAAAATGGAACAGGAAATGAAAGCGGCAGCGGATCTGCTCAAATCCGAAATGCAGAAAGACGGCGTCATTGTTTGTCTGACGCAGGACGAAGCAAAGCTTGTTCGGAAAGTGCTTTCCTGCGCGAATCAGCTTTACACCGTCATTGAAGACGGCTACAAGGAAAACAAGGTTGACCGGCTGTTGCGGAAGCTTCGCGCAGCAGAAAACGGAGGTTTTGACAATGGCAAAGAAGCTTGAAAAATTTGTGCCGAAAGAAGCAATCATCGAAAAACTGCGGAAATATGCGAAAAGTCTTGAAAATGAAGCGAAAACATGCGAAAATGAACAGAGAAGAAAAACAGCACAAGACAAGCTTGCCGCAGTCAACACAGTCTTTGACATGGTCTTGTGCATGAAAACAGCGGTTTTTGATTCTGCGACCGTAGAATATTGGACGCAGAAAGAACAGGGGCAAACATGAATAAATCAGAATTCGCGTCAATTGCAATGGCGCTGCGCACTTATTATCCGCGCGAAAACATGCTGCCGAATGACGCAGCACTTGACTTGTGGTTTGAAGCACTGCAAGATTTGAATGCCGGTGTTGTCGAAGCTGCACTGAAAAAATGGGTAAAAATTGAAAAATGGCCGCCGTCAATCGCAGATTTGCGCGAACAGGCCGCCGGCAGCAAATATGAAGTTGCTATGGAATACAGACGCCGTCAGCAAGCGGCAATCGCACAGCAGGCACAGAAGGAAATTCCGCAAGCAGTGCAGAACGCTTTGCAAGGCCTTCGAAATCTTCTGCAGGAGAAGGCGAACGGAGGTGCAGACGATGCGTAACTATACGAAAAACAAAATGTTTGTTGCTTCGCCGGAACAGTGCGAATTCCTGCGTTTATACGCAGAAAAAACGAAGCAGACGGAAGCAATGGTCATTCGACGTTATATTGACCATTTAATGCAAAAGCATCCAGGAATGGCACAGAAAGCAGCAGAAATCGCTGCAACGAAGGGCAGGTGATAACATGCCGCGCGGCAATCCACAAAACCTAAAACCAAACAGCGAAAGAACTGCGGAAGAAGTCAAAGCGCTAACGCGTAAAGGCGGCATTGCATCCGGCAAGGCACGACGCGACAAGAAAAATTTGCGTATTGCGCTTGAAGCGCTGCTTGAAAAAAAGCAAACAGATCCGGAAACCGGCAAGCGCGGAACCGGCGCAGAGCTTATTACCGCGAAATTATTTCAGCAGGCGCTTGAAGGAAACGTGAAGGCGTTTGAAGTGTTGCGGACGACTGTCGGACAAGATCCGGTGCAAAAACTGATGATTTCTGAAGTTGAACAAGAAGTGATTGACGAAGTTGAATGCGCTGTGTACGACGAAGAAGGGAACGACGATGCTGTCACGGAAAGCGGCGATTGATTTTCTTTTGACGCGTCCTGCGGCCTTTGGGCGTCTTTTAGGCTTTGACAAGCTGCGCGAAATTCACAACAAATGGTTGATTGAAATGATACGCGGCAGACAGTCGAAGACGCTTCAAGGGCATCGCGGTTCCTTCAAAACGACTTGTCTTTCAATCGCGCTTGCGGTCATCATGATTCTTCTGCCGAACAAACGCATTTTGTTCATGCGAAAAACTGACGATGATGTGAAAGAAGTGATTCGCCAGGTGCAGAAGATATTGACAGATCCGCGAACGATTTATCTTGTACAGTGCATTTACGGCGTCACGCTGACGCTGACAATAGCGAACGCAACAGAACTTTCAACGAATCTGACGAACGATGTGCGCGGAACGTCACAGCTTGTCGGCATGGGCATCGGCGGCAGTTTGACCGGCAAACACTTCGACTTCATTTTCACTGACGATATTGTGAATTTGAAGGACCGCGTTTCGAAAGCCGAACGTGACCGCACAAAGATGATTTACCAGGAATTAGCGAACATCTTAAATCCAGGCGGCAGAATCTTCAACACCGGCACGCCGTGGCACAAAGAAGACGCGTTTTCGCTTATGCCTGCGCCGGAAAAATACGATTGCTATACAACAGGACTTCTGACCGAAGAACAGATTGCAGAACTGAAAAAGAAAATGCTGCCGTCACTCTTTGCGGCGAACTATGAATTGCGACACATTGCCGCAGAAGACGTCATCTTCTTTTCACCGAAACAAGGCGCGGCAGCGGCGCTTGCAGAACAGGGCATTTCGCATGTTGACGCTGCGTTCGGCGGTGGCGACTTTACTGCATTGACCATTGCGAACCGCAAAGACGGCAAATATTACATTTACGGCAGAATGTGGCACAAGGGCATTGACGATTGCTTTGACGAAATCATGAAGCAATACAAACGCTTCATGTGTTCGCGTCTGCATGTCGAAGACAACGGCGATAAAGGCTACACAGGAAAAGAACTTCGCAAGAAGGGCGCACGCGTCAACATCTATCACGAAGACACGAACAAATTCATAAAAATCACGACATACTTGAAGGAAGTGTGGGAAGATGTGGTTTTTGTTGACGGCACAGACGCAGATTATATTGACCAAATCTGCGACTATAACGAAGACGCCGAACACGATGACGCGCCGGACAGCTGCGCAAGCATCGTTCGGATATACAAGAACAGAAGCGGCGAAGACTATAAGCCGCTTTGGCTAAAGTAACGCAAAGGAGGATGAAAACCGAAAATGTATACTTACCAGGACTTGCAAGCAGTCGGAGCAGACGAACGTGACCGCATGACATTCTGCTTGAACGTCATTGACGAACACAAAGCGACTGCGGCATACGAAGAAGCAGTCATCGCGAATGAGTATGACAAGCAGCGCAATGTCACAATCAACAATTACAGAAAACTACTGTACACGATGACCGGACAGGAAGTGCCGGACAATTACAGCGCAAACTACAAGTGCGCGTCGAACTTCTTTCACAGATTCGTCGTTCAGCAGACGCAATATTTGTTAGGAAACGGCATTGCGTTCAAAGACAAGAAAATCAAAGACAAAATCGGCGGCGACAAGTTTGACCGCGTCTTGAAAACTGTTGGCCGCGGATCGTTACGCGAAGGCGTTTCCTTCGGCTTCTACAATCTGAACAAAGTGCAGGTGTTTTCGTTCCTGGAATTCGCGCCATTGTACGACGAAGAAACCGGCGCACTGTCTGCAGGCGTTCGCTTTTGGCAAATTGCAAAGAATAAGCCGCTGCGCTTCACGCTTTATGAAATTGACGGTTACACCGAATACATCAGACGCGACAACGGCGAAGCGGAGGTGTACAACGAAAAACGCGCGTATATCCTGGACATTCAGAAGACCGGCGACGACGAAGAAATTGTTGCGGCGCGCAATTATCCGTCTTTTCCGATTGTTCCTTGTTACGGCAACAACAGACAGTCGCTTATCGTCGGCATGCGCGAAAATATTGACGTCTATGATTTGATAAAGTCCGGCTTCGCAAACGATGTCGATGACGCAAGTATGATTTATTGGACGCTGCAGAACGCCGGCGGCATGGATGACATAGACCTTGCGAAATTCGTTGAAAGAATGCACACGGTCAAAGCAGCGGTTGTTTCCGAACAGGAAGGAGCGACAGCGGAAGCGCACACAATGGACGTTCCGACAGCGGCGCGCGAAGCGCTTCTGACGCGTGTTGAAGCGGACCTTTACCGCGATGCAATGGCGCTGAATGTCAATCAAATTAGCGGCGGCAACATCACTGCAACGGCCATAAATGCCGCATACGATCCGCAGGACGGCAACGCGTCTGATTTCGAAGACAACATCTGCGATTTCGTTGACGGAATATTGTTTCTTGCCGGTTATGACAGCAACACAGAATACACGTTCAAGCGCAGCAGAATCGCGAATCAGCTTGAAGAAACGCAGATGATTCTTGCAGCGGCGCAGTACATGGACCAACAGACGATTCTTGAACATCTGCCGTTCTTGTCTGCAGATGAAATCGAAGGAATCATTGCCAGGACAACAGGCGAAGAAATGAGCAGATACGCGGACGCGGACAACGCGACTGACGAAGAAACCGAAACGGAGGAACAGTAAATGTCATATATTCCGGATTGCAGAACAGACGAAGTATACAACGAAAAGTTTTTGAAGGGCAATGACAAAGAATATGTTGCCGGTTTTGACTATTGCGTCGAAATGGCGGTTGACAATTTCTTTGACAATCTTGACATACCTTTTTCTGATGAATCGCACATCGCGCACATGCTGTCGGAAGAAGTGCCGGAAAGCATGCAGGAAACGTACACGGTTGAATTCGCGTTCAAAGACGAAGAACCGCAGGAAAGAACCGTCAAGACATACGCGGATCTGCTGCGGCTTTGCATTCTGCGCCACATCGAATGCGAACGAAACGAATTGATAACATCAATGCTTGATTCAGATGCGGAGGATGCGCCGGACACGGACGATATTTCAAAGGTGTAACACATGGATAATTTGCGCAAGGAAACTGACAAAGAATTGAAGAAAATTGAAGACGAACTTGCGCGCATTTATTCGGACGCGGAAGACGAACTGCGTGAAAAATGGACGAAGTATTTTGACCGCGCCGAAAAACGTGTTGCAAGCTTCGGCAAGGCATACGAAGACGCTGTGAAAAGCGGTGACGCTGATGCAATCGCGGCAGCAAAGAAACAGCTGCAAGAAAAGATTGCATCAGCGACATTCCGTGATAAGCAGTTTCAAGACATGATTGACGGAGTGACGGAAAGAATGTCGCATGTCAATCAAATCGCGCTTGAATACGTCAACGGAAAAATGCCGGACATGTACAGATACAATTACAACGGCACTTTGAACGCAATGAAGACGGAAGCGAAGAACGCAGGCATTGACGGTGTTGCGTTCAATCTTCTTGACGAAAAGACGGTTGAACGTATGGTCAAGCGCGGCGAAGTGACGCTGCCGAACAAGAAAATTGATGTCGCAAAGGACAAGGCCTGGAACAAAAAAGCAATCAATTCGCAGATAATGCAAGGCATCATCCAGGGCGAAAGCATTCCGCAAATGTCGAAGCGCTTTGAAGCCGTCACGGACATGGACAAAGAAGCGGCAATCAGAAACGCGCGGACGATGACCACAGAAGCCGAAAACGGCGGCAGAATGGATTCGATGCGCGACGCTGAAGAAATGGGCCTGCAGTATGAAAAAATATGGATGTCAACGCACGACGCACGCACGCGTGAATCGCATGTTTTAATGGACGGTGTTGCTGTTCCGCTTGACGAACCGTTCATCTTGCAGAATTCAGACGGCAGCGAAAGTAAAATGATGTATCCAGGCGATCCGAACGGCGCGCCGGAGCAAGTCTACAATTGCCGCTGCAGTCTTGTTCGCAAGCTTGTCGGCTACAAGGGCAAGAAAATAAAAGCAAAATCATATTCGCCGACATATTTCGACGGAGGTGACGACAATGGCTGACGTAAAATTCACCGACAACAGCGCAGAAGTGCTTGCGGAATTGTCAGAGAAAATCGAAGTCGCATGCGAAGCAATCGGCGGCCAGGGCGAAATGTACGCGAAGGAAGATTGTCCGGTTGACACCGGAAGACTGCGCGCAAGCATATCGCACGCAACATCGGAAAAAACCGCGTACATCGGCACAAATGTCGAATACGCGCCGGCGATTGAATTCCGTGACACTGCGCATACAACAGGCAAAGCGCACTTCCTGCGCGACGCTGCAAGCACTCACGGCGACGAATACAAGCAAATTACACAAGATATTCTGCAAGCATGACAAAAATATTGACTTTATGTACAATATGTTGTAAATTTGAATTAGTGGAACCGAACCGCGAAGCAACGCGGACGAAGCAAAGGAGGAAACACAAATGGCATTGACCAGGAAATTTTTAAAGGCATTAGGCATTGACGAAGAAAAGATTGAAGAAATCATCAATGCACATGTCGAAACACTGCAGCCGATTAAAGACGAACGCGACGAATTGAAAACGAAGGCAGACGCGCTTGACGCAGTCACAAAGGAACGTGACGCATTGAAGAAAGCAGCGGAAGCTTCGGACGGTGACGCGTACAAAGCAAAGTACGACGAACTGAAAACGGAATTTGACGCGTACAAAGCCGAAGTGACAACGAAGGCTGAAAAGGACGCGAAAGCGCGTTTGTACCGCGAATTGGCAAAGAAGGCCGGTGTTAATGAAAAGCGCATCGACGCAATCATGAAAGTCACGAATCTTGACGCCGTGAAGCTTGACAAGGACGGCAACGCACTTGCGGACGCTGACAAGCTTGAAGCAAGCATCAAGACGGAATGGGCAGATTTCTTGACGACAAGTGAAACGCGCGGCGCAGACGCAGCGACACCGCCGGCAAGCGGCAGCGGCGCAACGGATTTGGGCAAATTGTCTATGGCCGAATACATCGCTGCACGAAAGAAAAAATCATAATTTCGAAAAGGAGAAAAAACGAAAATGGCAAACACATTTCTTACCCCGGACATTATCGCGCGTGAAGCACTCATGGTTCTGCGCAATAACGCTGTAATGGCAAATCTTGTTCACCGCGATTTCAGCAACGAATTCGCGGCAGTCGGCGACACAATCACTGTGCGCAAGCCGGCTACCTTCGAAGCGAAGGAGTACACGAACAGCATCACGCTGCAGGACGCAACGGAAGGCGGCGTTTCCGTGAAGCTTGACAAGCATCTTGACGTATCGTTCGCAGTTACGTCGAAGGAGATGACGCTTGACATTGCTGATTTCAGCGAACAGCTTCTGAAGCCGGCAATGCAGGCATTCGCAGACAAGATTGATGCTTATCTGTTGGGCCTTGCGTCCGGTGTTACGAATCAGGTGACTTATGCACCGGCAACGGACAACATCAGAAACAAGGTTGTTGACGCAAGAAAATATCTGACGGCTGCAGCAGCACCGCTGACCGACAGACGCTTTGTGTACGGTTCCGACATCGAAGCAGACCTTTTGAAGACGGATCTTTTCCTTGCAGCTGACAAAGTCGGCGACGAAGGAACCGCGCTTCGTGAAGCTTCTTTGGGCCGCAAACTTGGTCTTGACTTCTACACGGACCAGAACGTCGAAGACGATTCCCTTGTGTTCCACAAGAACGCATTCGCGCTTGTTACGCGTTCGCTTGAACTTCCGCAGGGCGCAGGCAAGGCAGCAATTGTAAATTACGACGGCTTCGGACTTCGTGTTGTGTATGGTTACGACATGGACAAGAAGACGGACATTGTTTCCGTTGACATGCTGTGCGGCGTGAAGATTCTTGACAAGAATCTTGCGGCGAAAGTGACAGTAAACCCCTGAGAAGCGCTACTGTTACCGCCGTAGACAATAGCGCGCAATTGTTCGATGTTGATGTTGCAGACATGCAGGCTGACGACATTAGCATTGCAAACGGCAAAATCACCGGCACCGTGAAATACCTTGCCGGACACAATGCAATTACTGATGTATGGGGCGAAGGAAACTTCCTTTGTCTTGCGTTTAGCAATTGGGATGCAAGCGCAGACAAAGTGCTTGTCGGCCTTGATCCGTCTATGGGAAGCGGTCTTGCAGATGTCAAAGCTGACCCGGACCACAACGGAATTTTCAAGGTTACGAACAAGGACACGCAGCGCTTCGTAGTATGCGTAGAGAAGGGCGACAAGACAACGTGGACCTATTACGACTTGTCTGAACTGACCTGTGAAGATGCAGGCATATAAAAGCAGACACGGAGGAAAAACCCCTTATGATTTACACGGTGACAGAATATTTTGAAGACATTGCAGACAATCGGCACGCATATCGCAAGGGCGACACGTTTCCGCGTGAAGGCGTGACTGTTTCGGAAGCGCGGTTTGCAGAATTGAGCAGTGACAGGAACAAGCGCAAGCGTCCTGTCATTGCGGCTGTCGCCGGCGCAGACGATGAACTGCAGGAAAACGCAGAGCAGAAAACGGCTGAAAAGCCGAAGGCAAAGCGCAGTCGAAAGAAGGTGTAACAATGCAGCTTGTTATTGAAGAAGTGTGCCAAAACTTGCGAAATTGGTTCTTGAAGCATGACGGAAGTGACGTCGTTGAAGGCGATTTCACGATTGCTTCCGGCGTTCTTTATCATGACGGCGAAATCATGCCGCAGACCGGTTATTTTCGCATCCAGGGAAGCGCGCTGAACGACGGTGTATATTTAGGCGGCACAGACGCGCTGACTGACGAAGTGTTCACCGGTGCTGTTTGGTACATGCATCTTCCGGCTGCGTTTGTTTCTCTTTGCAACGACATTAAAGCATGGCAAACCGCGAACGGCGCAGCTGATTCGGCAAACATGTCGCCGTATTCGTCGGAAAGCTTCGGCGGTTATAGTTACAGCAAAGGCGGCGGCGCGAACGGCGCGACGGCTGTGACATGGCAAGCGCAATTCAGAAGCAGACTAAACGCATGGAGGAAGATTTGATGTCACTACTTGACAACGCTTTTGAAAAATTCGTGATTCTTGACAAGATAACTGCGCCGGACGGATTCGGCGGTGTTGTGACGCGATATGCACCAGGTGCAACGATTGACGCAGCAGCGGTCCTTGTGTCTTCGCCGGAAGCGACAATTGCGCAGGCACTGACGAACAAGGAAAGCTTTACAATCACGACGCGCAGAAATGTAAATCTTCAATATCACGACGTTTTGAAGCGTAACAGTGACGGAAAAATCTTTCGCGTTACATCTGACGGAGATGACCTAAAGACACCGGCGACAGCGGCACTTGACATGCGCAATGTCAGCGCTGAAGAATGGAGGTTGCCGCAATGACAAGCGCAGAAGTGTTGTTTCGCTTTTGGTCACAATTCGGTTTGTCGGCGTATGACGAAACATCTGTCCCGGCGCAAACACCGCTGCCGTATATCACATACGAAACAGCGGATGACAGCTTCGGAAACGAAGTTGCGCTGACGGCGTCATTATGGTTCCGTGATACATCCTGGGAAACGATAACGCTGAAAGCAAACGAAATAAAAGAAGCAATCGGACGCGGTGGACGCATGCTGTTGACCGACAACGGCGCATTGTGGCTGAAACGCGGCACACCGTTTGCGCAGCGGATGTCCGACACAGACGACAGTGTGCGGCGCATCGTCATCAATTACACTGTCGAAATAATAGAACAGTAAAGGAGAAAAACGCACATGAAATTCACGAAAATTCCGGCTGACACTTTCAAGCAGATTCAGCTAAACGCAGGAATTCTTGTCGAAAGTTTCGATCCGGCAACGCAGACGATTGACGGAATCATTGCGGCCACAAGCGGCGGCGTCAATTTCACGGCTGTCCCTTCGTATACAGATTACGGCGATGACATTGACAATTGCCCTAAAAACACAAAGGAATTGAAGAAGCTTGACAGCATCGAAGTCAAGATTTCTGGAACCGCAGTCACGATGACTGCAGAGCTTGCAAAGAAGGTTATTGCGGCAGCTGATGTTGACGAACTTGACGCAACGCACATTGTGCCGCGCAAGGACTTGTCCGAAGACGATTTCACTGACCTTTGGTGGGTAGGCGACTATTCCGGCGAAAATAACGGCGATGACGCAGGATTCATTGCAATTCACATGATGAACACGCTGTCTACAGGTGGATTTGCAATTCAGTCCGGCGACAAGGCAAAAGGCACTTTCGCTTTTGAGTTTACCGCACACGCAAGCATTGCAACGCAGGAAGTCGTTCCTTATGAGTTGTACATCAAAGAAGGCGGCGCGAATCCTACACCGTATGTTGTTTTGAAGAAGCATGTTGTGACGCTTACTGAAGGCGACAGCTTCACGCTTCGCGCAGCTGTTCTTCCGGCTGATTCGGTTGTTACCTGGACAAGCGCAGATGACAACACTGCAGAAGTGACAAGCGGCGGCGTCATCACCGGCATCGCTGCAGGAAATACCATTATCACGGCAACAATCACGGTTGACGGCGTGGATTATGATGACACTTGCACTGTTATCGTAGAAGCGGCGCCGGAACCGTCTGAACCGTAGGAAGGCGGTGCGCTATGACAGTAGGTGGAAATTGAACTGAAACTGAACTATAACCAGGAGGGAAACAAGATGAAATTGTCGGACTACACAAACGAAGATGCGCTTGACCTGTTAGCGGATCTGCTGCAGCCGGTATCTGAAATCATGACAGACCAGGAATTGAAGAAGCTTGCATTGCAGCCGAAAGCGGACACGTTCAAAATCGCACAGCATGTTTTGAAGAATCACAAAAAGAACGTCATTGCGATTTTCGCGCGCATCGACGGAAAAGAAGTAAAAGACTACAGCGCAACAATAACAGAAATGTTTTCTCAGTTGTTGGAAATCATCAACGATAAAACCATTTTGGATTTTTTCGCATCGCAGGTTCCGAAGAACGACGGCGCGTCTTTTGGACCTGTTACGGCGACTATCGCGGCAACAGACGAAACATAAAAGCATTTCTGAATTATGTGAAGTCAAGGGAATCGGCAGACGAAGACGCGGCCTTGTGGCGGCAATATGTCGCCGATTCTCTTTTTGTTAGCGGACAGAATAAACGGTTGACTATATCATACGCCGATTTTCGCGCGCGTTTTAAGAAGGAAACAAAACCAAAGCACGCACGAAGACAGACAGCAGACGAAATAGTTGCTGATATAGTCAATAGACACGGTTTGAAATTTGGGAAAAAAGGAGGAAGCGCGGATGAATGTATTTGATTTGTTCGCAAGCATCAGTCTTGACGATTCGGAATATACATCAAAGCTTGAAGGCGCGAAAAACAGTCTTGCAGCATTCGGAAAGACTGCCGCTTCCGGTGTGGCGAACGTAACGAAAGCAACGCTTGCAGCAGGCGCAGCAATCGCAGGAACGGTGACAGCCGGTGCCGCGTCAACAGCATCTGCTGCAGATAACATTGACAAAGCATCGCAGAAAATGGGACTGTCTGCGGAAGCTTACCAGGAATGGGACTTTATCTTGCAACACAGCGGATCTTCGATTGACGCTATGTCGCGCGGCATGATGACTTTGCAAAATGCCGCTGTCGGTTCTGCGGAGAAATTCGAAGCATTAGGACTGACACAAGAACAAGTCGCGTCGATGTCAACGGAAGAACTGTTTGCGGCCACAATCGAAGGTTTGCAAGGCATGGAGGAAGGCGCAGAGCGAACCGCACTTGCGCAAGAATTGTTAGGCGGCGCGGCGAAGGAATTAGGACCGCTTTTGAACACGACAGCAGAAGACACTGCTGCAATGAAAGAACAGGTTCACGAATTAGGCGGCGTCATGTCTGACGAAGTTGTGAAAAGCGGCGCTGCGTTCCAGGATTCTTTGCAGAACATGCAAACCGTTTTCGGCGGCTTGAAAAATACAATGATGTCATCTTTCATGCCTTCTATGACAAAGGCAATGGACGGCATCACGGCCATTTTTGCAGGCGATAAAGGCGGCGTGAAAATGGTGACAGACGGAATTCGCGACTTTGTAAAGAACATCAAAAATGTTGTGCCGCAATTCATGGAAGCAGGAAAAGACATTCTGCAAGCGTTTGTCGGCGCAATCACAGAATCGCTGCCGGAGCTTGCGGAAGTCGCGCTTGAAGTCATCATGTCGCTTTTCAACGGCATCATTGACAATCTGCCGCAGATAATCGACGCTGCAATGCAGGTTGTTTCAACGGTCATTCAGACAATCGCAGAAATGCTGCCGCAGATAATCGAAGCCGGTGTGCAGCTGATTTCGACACTTGCAAACAGTCTTGCAGAGCAGGCACCGACATTGATTCCGGTGATTCTTGACGGTTTAATGGCAATGGTGAATGCGCTGATAAAGAATGCGCCGGAATTGCTCAAAGCGGCGCTGACGCTGATAAAAGCGCTTGCAACAGGACTTGTCAATTACATTCCGGAACTTATCAAAGAAGCGCCGACAATCATAAATGCGCTGATAAACGGACTACTTGACATGATTCCGGAAATCATAGGTTGCGCAGGTGAATTGCTTGTCGCGCTTGCAGGCGGTCTGATTGACGCGATTCCGGATCTTGTCAAGAGCATTCCGAAAATCATTGCGGCCATTGCAGGCGGTCTGCTTGAAGGCGTCAAGAAAATCGGCGAAGTTGGTGCGCGTTTGGTTGAAGGACTGTGGAACGGCATTGGCGACAAAGTCGAATGGATAAAAGACAAAATCAAAGGTTTCGGAAAAGCAGTGCTTGACGGAATCAAATCATTCTTCGGCATCGCATCGCCGTCGAAAGTGATGATGCAAATTGGCGGCTTCATGGGCGAAGGTTTGGGCATCGGTTGGCAAGACGCAATGGACGACGTCAGAAAAGACATGCTTGACGACATGGATTTACAAGGCGACGTCACTGTCAGAAAGAACGTCGAAGATGCGTCTACAAGCGCAGGAGAAGGCGCAGAACGCGCTGCAGCAGGTAATGAATACATAATACCTATTTACATAGGCGACACGCTAATTGACGAACTTTTCATTGACGCGCGAAACCGCGTGACACTTAGAAGCGGAGGTTTACAGAACGCATGAGCGAAAACAACGAACAAATGATGCAGCTTGTGACAGTCAACAATGTTTCTTTTCCGAATCCGGACAAAGGCACTGTTTCTGTGGATCTGAAAGACGAATATAACAGCTATACAACGGAAGACGGCGGCGAAGTCGTGGAAAGCATCAGAACAGACAAAATCTTCGCGAATGTCGCTTATAAAGGACTGACCGCAGCAGACATTGCAACGCTTGAAGCGGCAATCACGCTTGTTTCAACAGTCGTCTTGTATAATCCGCACACGAACGCAAGCAAAACAATCACGGCCAAAATCACAAACCGCAAGTCGAAAATCATTGCTTATTACAACAATGTTTCCTTGTGGTCCTTATCCTTTGACATGACCGAATTATAAGGAGAACAGACACCATGTACAGCACAAGTGAAGCTTACAAAGCGGCAATCGCAGGAAAAGAACTGCAAAGCCGTATTGTAATTACAATAACGCCGAAGAACGGCAGCGCATTCACAGTGACTGACAGTCAGCTTGTGCCGAAGTCTGTTTCCTGGACAAACAAAGCGTCGAAGAACAGTGACTTTTCCTTCGGCGCTGCGTATGTCGGCGCGTTCAGCTTTACCATGTTGAACGTGGCAGACGCGGTTGACAGATATTCACTGTACGAAGCAAAGGTTGTTCCGGTTGTCTATGTGAAGACCGGCGAAAACACAGAACAGTCAATCCCTTTGGGCGAATTCTATGTGCAGGAACCGAAGCGCGCGAAAAAGACGATTCAGCTGAAATGCTATGACGCGATGACGCATTTCGATATTCCGCAAGTCGTGGACACGTTCGGCACGCCGTTTCAATTGTTGGAACTTATCTGCGCAACATGTTCGGTTCCTTTGGGCATGACGGAAGAACAGATTGAAGCACTGCCGAACGGCACAGAACAGTTGACAATGTCCGCAGAACGCGTGAAAACATGCCGTGACGCGCTGTCATACATCAGCACTGTTCTTTGCGGCTTTGCGACGATAAACAGAAGCGGTTCGCTTGAAATACGGCAGTTTGCTTCGACATCTTCGCAGACGCTGCCTGCGGCGCGCAGAACGGTCAGCACAATTGCGGACTTCGAAACATATTTCATCGGCGTTCGCGCACGTTTCCTGCAGTCCGGTCAATGGATGCGCATATCTGCAAATGTGCAAGGCCGAACAAGCGGACTTGTTCTTGACTTAGGTGATTTGCCTGTTGTCCAGGGCGTCACTGAAACGCTGCAGCGCATCGCGCAGACAATCGCTGACGAATTAGGCGAAGTGAATTTCACGCCGGCAGAAGTCGGCATCATTGCAGATCCGTCAATCGATTTGGGCGACTGCATCGAATTCGAAGGCGTGAACAACACCGCTGACGACATCTTGACGCCGGTCACTTCCTTCACATGGAAGCATCATGGCGGCATGACAGTCAAGGGCGAAGGCGGCAACGCGCGGTTGAATGCCGTGACGGACTATCAGACGAAGCAGGTTGCAACGGTTGAAACAGACGCGACTGTCAACGAATACGCAATGAAATTCTACACGAACGCAGAAGACATTGCTATTGACAGCACCGACAAAATCATTGTTGCTTTGAATTATTCTGTGTACAAGGACACAACAACAGCATTTGCTGCGACAATTCCTTTTGACATGCAGAAAGACGGCAATTTGATTTTCATATACGCGCTGAACAATGATGACATCGGAGAATTCACGCACTATGTGCCGCGCGGAAAATCGCTTGTCACGCTGACAAATTACATTGTGAACGCCGGCAACAGTCAGAACCGCTTGACGGTCCGCGTACATGCAGAATACTTCGAAAGCGACGTCAGAAGGCAAGAAGCGAAAATCGGCGGTCTAATTGATTTCACTGATACCGGCGTATACCAGGAACGCGCAATTGATACAAGCATACCAGGCGGCAGCATTCCGCAGACCGGCATTCGCGCATACATCTTCGCAAGCGGCATCAACACTTCCGAAAGTTGGGATGGAAATTTGCTTATTGTGGAGCGCATAACAGCCGTACAGCTTGCAACGCCGACAATCACTGTGACACCGATTGACGAAGATGTTGCTACAGCTGCGACATATCCGGAAACCGCAGAAATTGCAGAAACAATAGGTTTGATTTCGCTTGTTCTGCCTGCAGTAACTGCAAAAGCAATGTCGGAATCTGTCATAATTGGGCGAAAGTCAATGCAAATCGAAATCATTCCGGGCCGCGCATCAGAATATGCATTCAACAGCGAATTTGTGAACGTGACGCCAACAGCATTCACACTTCGCACAGACTACACATATTTAAGCGAAGCAGGCATCATCGACAGCGGCGTCATGAAGCAATGCGAAGTCGATTTGTCAGAATTTTCTTCTGCGTCTGCAATTTCAGCAACGGCAACAGGCGAAGAAGATTCACGCTTGCCGGCTGAATTCCAGGAAGTCGAATATATTGACAGTACAGCAGGAAGCGGCAAGGCATCCGGGCAATACATCGACACAGGAATCACGCTGACAAGTGCTGCAAGAGTGGTTATAGACACGGCAATTACACCGGTTGATGCTGCACATTGGGCAATGCATGGAGTCGGCAGCGGCAGTGCATGCTTCGCCGTCGGAGTGCATAGCGGCACGATATACTACAGTTACAACAGCAGTGACATAAACACAGCTGCTTCGCATGTCAGCGGCAGACGCTATGTTTACGACTTAGACGCGAATAACAGAACGTACAAAGTACATGACACAGTAACTGACACAGATGTCGTGAATATTTCAATTTCCGCATATGTCGGAGGTTCGCCGTATAAATTCTACATCGGAAGATATAGCGGCGGCAGCGCGCAATTTGTGCCGTCGAAGGTGTATTCCTGCAAGATTTATGACAGCGGATCGCTTGTCGCTGATTATGTACCATGCTATAGAAAATCTGACAACGAAATCGGTCTTTATGACCTTGTTTCCGACACGTTCAAGACGAACAGCGGCACAGGAACATTCGCAAAGGGCGCGGACGTAACAGGCACAAAGTACAAGACATTAGTTGCAGATACGTCGGACGTTTACACTGTTGCAAATTCGGCACTTGTGAATGTTGAAACGGTTGCAAATCTCACAGCGCAGACATTCGCTGATTATGGCTTCGCAAATCTCACTGACATTGCAGATGCGCAGACAGATATTCTTGCGCTTGACAAAGTGACTGTAATGCGGTGGGTGCAGTCGGAAGCGACGCCGTCAACAATGGCCGTCAGTTTAACAGCTGTTCCGAATCCACAAGGAATTATTGCAACGGCACCGCTTGTCGATGTTATCGGCCTTGACGAAATCACTGCGACATACAGCGGCAATCCGCTTGTCGCAATAAATGTTGATAATGTCGGTTGGATTTGCTACAATAGCATTGATGAACAGTGGGAAGCGGCTTCTGATGATGACGGAATGAGCATTGCAACGATGCAAAGCATTCCTTCGGAAGAATGGGAAACGCTTCTGACCGGCGCAAGCAGTCTGAAAGTCAGAATCACACTTGCAACGACAACGGACAGTGTGACGGCTTTTGAAATAGTATTCTTGACGAATTAAAGGAGGAAAGAAAAATGTTTCACGGCAAAGCAGTCATCGAACTACACAACACGCGCACGCATCAAAGCAAACGCATTGTGCATCATAACATGTTGACAAATTGGACAAGGGATTATCTGAAGCCGCCGGCATTCCTGCATACGATGATAGGCGACGCGTCGTCAATCAATGTTCGGTCATGGGGCGGAATTTCGCCAACAATTATGTTGGGCGGCCTTTTGATGTTCGGAAGCGCACTTTCAAACGACGCAGACGACTATTTGTTTCCGAAACCGTCTGTTGCGAAAATGATTGCACATGGAAACCGCGAAGCGTACAGCGGCGCGGATCTGACGCGCGGAAGCTTTAACGCAGCGCAGTCATCGCAAACGCCAGGAACACTTACGCAAGTTTGGGATTTTACGCAAGAGCAAGGAAACGGCACCATTGCTTCATTAGGACTTTGTCATAATCTTATGGGCAAAATCGGAAGCGGCCAGGACATGAACAGCGAAGACAGCAGCACAGGCAAAGTGAATCTGTACAACAACGCAGCGCAGGACGGCTATATTATGAACGGAACAGCAGCTTTTTCCCCTGTTTCAAACAGACCATATGCCGTGTATATCAACAAAATCACCGGCGACGCGTATTCCGTGACGCTTTACAATGGGAAAATCACGACGAAAAAACGCAAATTTCCATTGGGCGAAAGATTGAATCTGCTTGAAGAAACAATCCTTCCTTCTGTTCCTGGTACATATTCGACACTGACAAGCAAAGAAACAATCACGGAAGTCGACGTTACAGCGCAATTAGGAAATACAAGTGCCGCTGCATGTTGGATCGACGCAGACAACGGAATTGCATATTTCTTAGATTTGCTGACAGCATGGAGCAGTGGCGCAAAAACGCTTCTTGCGTTTGACATTGAAGACGGAACTTTTACGACAAGCACCGTGACAAACAATACCGGTGTACAATTGGGCGTGACGCCCAACACGTTTTATTGCGGCATGATTGCTGTTGTTGACGGCTTTTTGTATGTTCCGCGTTATAACTCGAAGGAAATCTATTTCATTAATCTTTCCGACAATACAGACTGCGGAAAAGTAAAGTATAACGATGACACAGACCTTTTGTTAGCTGATAATTTTGCAATGGGGCGAACGGTCTTTTTGAAAACCGGCAGTTTGCTTTTGTGTTCAACGCAATTGTATCGGTCAGCGGATACATACACAAACGCTGCGAAGCTGATTGACGGAAAAAAGGCATATCACATCAATCTTGTCGCGCCGTCTACGATGACGAGTGGAATTACAAACACGGCTTGCAATTATGCAGCACGAAACATTCTGTGCTATGGTGCAGCCGGCGGCAATGATGTTGCCGCATCGCAGTCATTGCTTGCGCTTGCCACAAAAAACAATCTTGAAAGCGCAGTCACAAAGACAGCTGATATGACGATGCGCGTGACGTATACCGTGACGGATGCGGCAGAATAACGGCTTTATTTGCAGATTTTCTGCAATTTAGCAAAATAAAAGGACGGTGAAAGAAACAAATGAAGGAGTGTTTCAAAATGGGGCGATTGATTTTTGCAAGTATTGGCGGCGTGGTTGGTTGGTTCTTTGGCGGTCTTGACGGCTTCATGTGGGCGCTGATTGTCTTTGTGTTGGTGGATTATATCACCGGCGTCACGGCGGCAGCGGTTGCGCATGAATTGTCATCGGAAATCGGCGCAAAAGGGATTGCAAAGAAAGTCTTTGAATTCCTGCTTGTCGGCATCGCAAATGTGCTTGACAAGCAAATCTTGAAACAGGGCGCAGCGATGCGCACACTTGTCATTTTCTTCTATGTTGCGAACGAAGGTTTGTCAATCCTGGAAAACTGCACGCGCATCGGACTTCCGGTGCCTGCGCCATTGAAGAAGCTTTTGAAACAGCTGAAAGACAAGGGAAACGGCAAGGACGAAAAGGACAAGAAGGACGAAAAGAAAGAAGGTGACGAAAATGCCGGCACGAATTAAAGACGAAACGTATTTGTGCAAATACTGTGAAGCGCAGTTGGGGCGTCCGTATTGGCGCGGCACGTTCGGTCAGCACGCAAGTCAAGCGCTGTTCACTTTCGAACAGAAGCGATTCCCTGCAGACTACACTGCAAGCGATTTTCCTGCGCAGATAAAGGCCGGACAGAAGGTGCATGACTGCTGCGGACTTGTCAAAGCAGCGAACATGTGCGAAACTGTCAATTCAGATCCGGAAACAGGCGACGCGGAAACATTCAAGAAATTCGACTTGAATCCGCAAATGTACTATGACCGCGCACGCGTAAAAGGACCGATTTCGACTTTTCCGAAGCGCAAAGGCTACCTTGTTTATCATTCTGATTTGCAGCATGTCGGCGTTTATATGGGCGACGGCACTGTCATCGAAGCGCGCGGCCATTCTTACGGCGTAGTGCGGTCAAGCATCAGTGAAAAGCGGTGGGCGCTTTGGTCTGATGACATTAACATCAATTACACGGAGCAGCCGACACCGGCACCGGCGCCGTCATCCGATTCGGTCAAGTTTAGCGACTTGAAGATGATTCGCAAGGGCGACAGCGGTGTTGAAGTCAAGACAATTCAAGCAAATGTCGGCGTCTTCGTTGACGGCGTCTTCGGCAATGACACGGATGCTGCAGTCAAGAAGTTTCAGAAAGCAAACGGCCTTGAAGCTGACGGCATTGTCGGTCCGCTGACATGGGAAAAAATCATCCGGAAATGGGAAAAATAATCATGAACAGAGAAAAAGACGAAAACAACATTGCTGTCATTCCTTATGTTGTCTATGATGCTTTAATGGAAAGATTCGAACGAACACAGAAGAACTTCCGCTTTGCCTGCGTCGGCCTTCTTGCAGTCTGCGTGTTTCTTTCACTGTTCGTCGGAATAGGTGCTGCGCATGTCAATCGCAAAAATTCATAGTATGGTGGATCTGTCGCGAAGCGATGTTGTGCGGCTTATCAACGAATACTGTTTCTGTTGCAGGCAGCGCGAAATTCTCAAATCCAGGTGGATTGACGGTTTGACGTTCAAGGAAATCGCAGAGAAACACGAAATTTCCGAACGGCAGGCAATCAACATTATTCGCGAAAACCGCGAAAAGGTGCTGTCGCACATCGGCGAAATAAAATTGCAGTAAAGTTGCAGTGCATCTTCCTTGTTTGCGTTTCTTCTTGTCGCTATAATTGCGACATAAGGAGGAAGCGCACATGAACAGAATAAACGCATCGCGAAACGCAATTGAAACAATCATTGATTCGTGGATATTACACGAAAGAAACAGACGTCTTCTGCGCAGACGCTTCATTGACGGCGTGACCGTCGAAAAGATTGCAGAAGAATTCGACTTGTCACCGCGACAAGTCAGCACTATCACGGCGCAAGGCCGGCAGACGATTCTTGCGCACATATGAAAAAGGTTGTTCGACAAATTCTTGTTTACCCCCTATAAACTGCATGTTCACTTCATTGTGAATGTGCAGTTTATTTTTTATACTGAAAACAAAAAACGGTGAAAGAAATGTGGAAATATTTTAATCCGAATCCATGCGGAAGGAACGTCGGCGATTGCGCTGTCAGAGCTATTGCGAAGGCGCTTGACGTCAATTGGGAAACGGCATTTGTCGCACTGTGCTATAATGCGCTGCAAATGTGCGACATGCCGTCTTCTGATTCTGTATGGGGCGCAGTCCTGCGGCAGTCCGGCTTCTACAGATCCGCAATTCCGAACACATGCCCGGACTGCTACACTGCGGAAGATTTCTGCACAGAGCATCCGCGCGGCGTCTTCGTGTTGGGATTTGGTGGACATGTTGCAACGGTGATTGACGGCGTTTTGTTTGATTCATGGGATTCGTCGCAAAGTGTGCCGCAATTTTTTTGGGAATTGAAGGAGTGATGACAAATGGCGTACAACAATTATTTTCCTGTTGGTTACAATCAGCCGTACTACATGCCGCAGCAGCAGACGGCGAACACCGGCATTATTTGGTGCCAGGGCGAAGCGGCTGCGAAGTCTTACCCTGTTGCACCGAACGCGACTGTGCAATTGTGGGATAGCGAATCACAGACAATCTATTTGAAATCTGCTGACGCGTCCGGCATGCCGTCGATGAAAGTGATTGACTATACCATACGCGACACGCAGAACGCGCAGAACGCGTCTTTGGCATCGCAGACGAACAATGTGACACGCGATGAATTTGATGCGCTATTTGAGCGCGTCAGCGCGTTACGCGGCGAAATAGACGCACTGACGGAAAAGAAATCGAAGAAAAAGGACGGTGACGCTGCATGAATCCGCTGTTTCAAATGTTAAACAGTCCGAACAACGCTGCAACACAGCTTCTGCAGAAATTCCAGGAATTCCGAAAGAATTTCAGCGGAGATCCGCAAGCACAGGTGCAACAGCTTCTTCGCAGCGGACGCATCACGCAGGCGCAGTATAACAACGCTGTTCAAATGGCACAGCAGCTGCAGCATCTTTTGAAGTGATACAACGCCGGCGCGCAGGCTTTGTATATACCGCATGCACAACGCATGCGCTGACCGTAAAAAATTGACGGATGAAAAGGAGAAAAAAAACAAATGGCACTTACAGACAGTGAAGGCATGGGAACGACAATGCTTGTTTCCCCTGCAGGAATGACGAACAACGGCGGCTTCGGCAATGGCTTCGGCGGTGACGGTTGGTGGATTCTTTTGCTGTTTCTGCTCATTGGCGGCAACGGCTTCGGCGGCGGCTATGGCAACAACGGCGGCGGCCTTTATCCCTGGTTGAACAATTCGCAGAACATCAATGACGGTTTTCGCGAACAGATGCTGAATGACAATGTGACGTCGATTCGTGACGGCATCTTCGGCATCAGCACGCAGCTTTGCAACGGCTTTGCCGGAACGAATGCGGCAATCGCAAACGGCTTCGCACAGTCCGAAATCGCAGCAAACGCAAGACAGATTGCAGACATGCAGCAGAACTTCGCTTTGCAGTCCACATTGCAGCAGTGCTGCTGTGACAATCGCGCAGGCATTGCGGATCTGAAATACACTGTTGCGACGGAGAACTGCGCAGACCGCGCAGCACTTTCGGACGCGCTTCGAAGTGTAATTGAAGCAAACACTGCATCGACGCAGCGCATTCTTGACCAGCTTTGCGCAGACAAGATTGACGCGAAGAATGACACGATTGCACAGCTGCGGCAGGAACTTTTGTACGCACGCAGCCAGGCTTCGCAGGATGTACAGACGGCAACGATTCGCGCAGGACAGGCAACGACGGCAAATCAGCTTGTCGCAGAATTGCGCGCTTGCCCGGTTCCGTCGATGCCGGTTTATGGAATGACGCCGATTTTTACTTGCAACAACAATTCCGGTTGCGGCTGCGGCTGCAACGGTTCCTTCTAACAGGAGGAAAAAGCAATGGCAGAATTTACCTATAATCCGATTCAGACGGTGCAGCCGAATCAGCAAGTGTTGCTTGACACAACAATCGGTTGCAACAAAGGCTATGTGCTGCATAGGGAAGGAAGCGGAATTGTAACGCTGCGCGGCATTGTAAACAATCCGAATGCATGTTTTGCGCGTTACCAGGTGACTTTCAATGGAAACATTGCACTTCCGGCGACGGCGACAGCGGTGCAGCCGATTTCGCTTGCAATCGCGATTGACGGCGAACCGATTTTGACAAGCAATGCAATCTTCACGCCGATTGTCGCAGGCGACTTCGGCAATGTGACAAGCACTGCAATCATCACTGTTCCGCGCGGCTGCTGCTTCAATGTTGCAGTTGAAAACACTTCCGCAGTACCGGCGACGCCGGCAGGCGCAAATGCACCGGCAATCAATGTGCAGAACGCGAATTTGGTAATTTCGCGGATTGCATAGAAGGAGGAACAGAAAATGCACAAACTGATTGAATATATCAGCGACGAAATCATGTCACTCGAAAAGAAAGCAGGAAGCGGCAAGCTGTCAATGCAAGAATTGCAGTATGCCGACACGCTTGCACGCGTCAAGAAAAATCTGATGAAATGCGAAGAAATGGACGGCGGCGAAGGCTACAGCGGAAACTACAGCGAAAGACGCTACAGCATGCGCGGCGGCTATTCGCGGAACGACGGCAGAAACTATGACGGCAGAAGTTATGACGGCAATTCTTACGACGGACCAGGGCGCGGACCAAACGCAGCACGCGACAGATTCGGACGCTACAGCAGCACCGGCTATTCTATGGACGGCGAAGACATGATTGCCGAATTGCGTGAACTTATGGAGCAGGCACCGGCAGACAAGAAACAGGAATTTCAGCGCTTTATAACAAAGATTGAAAGAATGTGAAACAGGAGGAATGCCGCATGATAACGCACGAAGACGTACAAGCGGCAATTGCCGAATGCGAAGGCCTGCGAAGGCCGAACGCGAACACATGCTTGAAGCTTGCGGCGCTTTATACGATCCAGAACCATATGCAGACAAAGACCAAAGAACCACAACGCAACACCGGATATTCTTTCGCGAATCAATCGCCAACAAAAATCATGTATCAAAGCGAAACGGAATTCGGCGACATCGTCACAGGGAAAGACGCAGAAGACGTCTTCGCAGTCCTGGACGAACTTTTGACAACAGTGCAAGTCATGGTGCCGCGATTGTATGACGCAGTTATTATGAAGCTGAAAGATATTTGAAGGAAGGACGGACGCAAGCGCGCGTTCGTCTTTTCTTTTGCCTTCTCAAAAAATATCAAAAATTTAACAAAAATGTATTGCAAAATTGTTAAAATTTTGATACAATACATACAGAAGCAAAGACCGCGGCGCGTTTTTGAACAGGATAAACACAAAGGAGCCGCCCGTGAAAGTCGTGAAGCCGGTGACGCAATGCAGCGTTAGAAAAAGCCGTTTCCCATAAGCAAGGAATGAATTTGAACTGCAAAAGGGCGACGCGGTCAATGCTTTAAATACAAAGGAGGTAAACAAACATGACAATTGTTCGCGTTCGTCCGTGGTATACGGAAGAAGACAAAGCAAAGCTTGTTTCATGGGCCGAAAAAATTGCAAGGGGAAGCGAAATTGAAAGCATTATTGTTCGCGAAAATGTGTGGAATGAAGATTTTGTACAAGTGCAATTTAAGACGCAAACGGAACGGCAAAAGCAATTCGGATTTTTCGATTTAACGACAAGAAGAAAACTTTTGTCAAAACTTCCGAAGAAATATCAACCGCATACAATCATTGAAGGATATGCGAAATAAACCGGCGCCGCAGCGGATCTGCGGCATCACTTTTTGAAGGAGGAAGGCACAATGAAAACATTTGAAGGATTGAAAGACGGAATGACAATTCACAATGACATTGACGGTGACATGGTAGTATGTCATACTGACGCATTTAACGAAGACGGAAAACAGGAAATGTGTTTCCATGACGGCCGCAATGTATGGCGCGGATGTCAGTTTAACCCGAACGAATGGGAAGTTGTAGAAGAACAATTTGAAGGAGGAAAGACAAGATGTTCAATGAACAAAGATTCGTGAAGCTTCTGCAGGCGATGCAGAAGACGAACGCAAGCTGCGCAAGGACCTTCGCGCGGTTTGCAGGATTTGAAGACGTTTCGAAGATTCAGCACGAATTGCGGAATGTTCCGGACGACAAGAAGAATGACGCAATGCGCGCGGTGCAGTATGACACAGAAGCAGACGTCTTGAAAACGGTGATTTCGCTTATGACGGACGAAGCATTTTTCGAAACAATGTGCAAAACACATCAAATAACAAAGGAGAACAAAAAACCATGAAAGCAATTCTTGAATTCGTAAAGAAACACGACGAACTGTGTTTCGCAATCGCATTGTATGTCGTCATTTTCGGCGGCTTGTTCTTGATTCTGTCGATGCCGGTTCCGAACGATGACACGAAGCAGGCGCCGACATACGAACCGTCAGAACGCGCATCTTTCACGCCAACATGCACGATAGCACCGACAGACGGAATCTGCATCGAAATCATTGACGGCATACCGACAGCAACATTGAACTACACACAGGAAACGCCGACACCGACACAGAAGCCGGAAGAATTCACGCCGACAGCAACACCGGAACCGACAGCGACGAACACTGCTGCACCGACACCGGTGACGCGCACGACATATCAAAGCGGCGTTCCTGGTACATACGCAGTCGAACACGGCGCGCACAGTTGGAAACCATGGGCAAACTATCACGCAATCACTGCAACAGATTCGCCACAGTACAAGCTGCAGAGAATCGCGCAGACGGACGAAAACGGCCTGCGTTACATCATCGACGCAGACGGCGTCAAACGCTTCTGTGTGGCAATGCCGGTTGCATGGTGTGGCGGCACTTCAAAAGACATCGGACGATTGTTTGACGTCGTCATGTCGAATGGATCTGTTCTGAATTGCATTTTGGGCGACACGAAGAAAATTGAACATTCGCAGAAGGGCGAAGGGCGATTCGGCAGAAAAGGCGAATTGATGGAATTTCAAGTTGACGAAGTCAGACTGCATCCAGGCGCGCGCAGATCCGGCACAGTTTCTTCAATCGGCGGCGCGTTCGAAGGCGAAGCGGATTTTGTCATTGTTTACGACAAGAATTTCTTGCACGACAATTGACAAAATTTTGATAAAAACATATAATAGAAAGCAGGAGGTAAACAAACATGACACAGAAAGAAATGATTCGGAAACATCTTGAATTGTTCGGAAGCATCACGCCGGCGCTGGCACTGAATGAATATGCCTGCGCAAGACTGTCAGCGCGCATTTCCGAACTGCGCGAAGACGGCATGAACATCGAAACTGTCGAACGCAAGGCCGTCAACAGATTCGGCAAGAAGATTTCTTTTACTGAAAAATACGTTTTGAAGGAAGGAGGGAACAAGAATGAATCGAAGACTATTGAAGACGCGTGTTGAAGCCGTCACAGGACGTTCGGACGTCATCGCGTGGACCGCTGAAACATTGGGCATCAGTCATTCGTCCGCAGCAATGAAGCTTCGCGGCGATTCGCCGTTACTGTTGACGCAGGCGCTGCAGATGCGCGACGCGCTGCATTTGACGGCGTCACAGTTTACGGCAATCTTCCTTGCATCGGAGGAAAACAAGAAATGATTGAAAAGCATGTTTACAAAACCGCTGCCGAATGGCTTGCAGCGCGCACTTCGTACATCGGCGGCAGTGACGCTTCGTCAATCATCGGTTGTTCGCCGTGGCGAAACAATGTGCAGTTGTGGGAAGAAAAGACCGGCAAGAAGGCTTCTGCGGATCTGTCAAACAATGAATTCGTGAAGTACGGCAACGCGGCGGAACCGCTTCTGCGGAAGCTGTTCGCGATTGATAATCCGACAATGCGTGTTGAATACGAACCGTTCAACATGTGGACGAACGACGAATTGCCGTTTGCGCATGCTTCTTTGGACGGTTGGTTGACGGATGAAAACGGCAGGTTCGGCATCCTGGAAATCAAAACCGCGTCAATCTCAAACAGCGCACATGCGGCGCAATGGAAAGACAAGATTCCGGACGCGTATTTTTGCCAGGTGCTGCACTATTTCGCAGTGACCGGCGCGCGCTTTGCGGTTGTTGTCGCGCAGCTGAAATACCCTGCGGCAGAAACGCCGTACAAAGTCACGAAGTACATTCACATTGAACGCAGCGAAGTCGAAGACGACATTGCACTACTGATTGAATGCGAAGCGATGTTTGCAGAGAACATCAGAAACAACATTGCACCGGCGCTTCTTCTGCCGAACATTTGACAAAATATTGATAAAAAGTTATTGACAGAAAAGCGCACAGGCTTTACAATGAAGGTGCGCAAGCTGCGCACAAAATCAAACGGAGGTTAAACAAGAATGGAACTGAAAATTGAACAGTACACGCCGGCAACGGCAATTCAATTCAATTATGCTGAATTGAAGCAGGAACTGCAGGAAAAAGCGGACATGTACGCTTCTATTGTGTACACCGCAGAAACCGTGAAAGACGCAAAAGCGGACCGCGCGAAGCTGAAATCACTGCAGAAGACATTGAACGATGAACGCATCAGACGCGAACGCGAATTCATGGAACCGTTCAACGAATTCAAAGCGCAAATCAACGAAATCATTCGAATCATCGACACGCCGGTCATGACGATTGACACGCAAGTCAAGGCATTCGAAGATGCAGAGAAGGAACAGAAGCGCGCTGACGTCATCGCACTTTGGGATTCTTTGGACAAACCGGACTTCTTGACGATTGACAATGTATGGACTGACCGTTTCTTGAATAAGACGGCGACAATGTCCGGCATTCAAAGCGACATGGAAACATTCATCAATCGCGTCAAAATGGATCTTGCGACGCTTGCAAACATTCCTGCGGATGATGTCGCAATCGACACATACAAGCGCACGCTGAATGTTGCATCTGCGCTTGAAGAATCAAACCGAATTCGGAAAATCCAGGAAGCAGCAGAAGCACGCAAGCGCGCCGAAGCGGAACGCGCAGCAGAAGAAGCTGCACGAAATGCCGCTGTGACCGCACAGCAGGCCGCAGAAGCGCAGGAACAGACCGCAGCCGAAGAAACTGTCACGGAAGCACCGCAAATCGATTCTGCGCCGATTTCTGCAAAATGGATGAAATTCGAAGCGTACATGACCATTGAACAAGCAATCGTCCTTCGCGACTTTTGCAAGGCGAACGGAATTGAACTGCGCAGACCGCAGTGAAAATAAAGGAGGAAAACAAGAATGGCAATCACAAACAGCATCACAAAACCGGCTGCACAGCCGAAAAACGAAATCACGTTCACCGCAAACGGTGAAAACGTCAAACTGTCGCCGGCAACGGTCCGTCAGTATTTAGTGAACGGCGGCGGCGCGGTTACTGACCAGGAAGTCGTGATGTTCATGTCGCTTTGTCGCTATCAGCATTTGAATCCGTTTTTGCGCGAAGCTTATCTTGTCAAATACGGCAATTCTTCACCGGCGACAATGGTGACAGGCAAGGACGTCTTCTTGAAGCGCGCAAACCGCAATGCGAACTTCCGCGGCATGAAAGCAGGAATCATTGTGCAGGACGAAAACACTGGCGAATGGACCGAACGCGAAGGAACATTCTATCTTCCGACAGAAAAGATTGTCGGCGGCTTCGCACAAGTCTTTGTTGAAGGCCGCGAACCGTACTGCGCAACAGTTTCTTTCGGAGAATACGCAGGACGAAAGAGCAACGGCGAATTGAATTCACAGTGGGCAACGAAGCCGGCAACGATGATTCGCAAAGTTGCACTTGTACAGGCGCTGCGCGAAGCATTTCCGGAAGATTTTTCGCAGCTGTACGCGGCAGAAGAAGTCGGAACGACGGACATTGAAGAAACGCCGGTGATTGTTCCGCAGACTGTGCAGGAAGCGCCGAAGACAGAACCGGTTGTTGCAGATCCGCAGCCGGAACAGCAGATGTCTTTCACAAATCCGGAAGACGTTCTGTTTGACTGAAATTTCAAGCCGTGACGGAAAGCGGCTGAAATAGAACAAAAGGCACTTCACGGAGGAACGGAAAATTGCGAACATATCACAAATATCACAATAAAAAAGTCATGGTGAAGACCTTCTGTTTCGATTCGAAAAGGGAAGCGCGGCGGCATGCAGAATTGACAGCGCTGCAGGCTGCCGGCGCAATCCTGGATTTGCAAAGACAAGTCAAGTTTGTTCTGATTCCTGCGCAAAGAGAAGCGGACGTCATCGGAAAGCGCGGTGGACGCAAGCAAGGCAAGGTGATTGAACGCGAATGCAGTTATTATGCCGATTTCGTCTACACGGACGCGAAGACCGGCGAACGGATCGTTGAAGACACAAAAGGCATGCGGACGAAAGACTACATCATAAAGCGAAAGCTGATGCTGTATGTTCACGGCATTCGGATTCATGAAATTTGATGTTGATTTCCGCTGCCGCATGCGATATAATGATAATACATGGGAAATGCCATGAATATTCTACCTAAACACAAATTGTCTGTTGTGAATGCCGGTTCACATCGGACTACATAACAACAGACAATCGCCCATTGTGGAAAGCGCCGGCACGCTTGAAGCAATGGGCATTTGTGTTTCTTGAAAGAAGGTGCAAAAATGGGAAAGAATTCTTTTGTTCTTGGTTCATCATGGGCAAAACGAATGCTTGACGTTCCGGATGATGATTTTGCCGTGATTGTCAAAGCTGTCTTTCGTTTTGCCGTAAATGGTGAACATGAGCAAGTGACCGGATTGCAAAAAGCGCTTGTCGAAGAAATGACCGATTTTCTTGAAGAAAACGCTGTGAAATATGAAGAAGTATGCGAAAAGCGACGTCTTGCAGGAAGCATCGGAGGAAAGCAAAAAGCGGCAAACGCAAAGCAAACTGTAGCAAATGATAGCAAATGCTATAATTTGCTTAGCAAAAGCAAGCAAAATGTAGCTGATAATGATAATGATAATGATAATGAATATGAAAAGAAAAAGAAAATGTGTTCTAACGAACACATAAAAGAAATCGCTGACGAATGGAATGCGACTTTTGCAAATACTGACGTTCCGAAAGTGACGATTCTGAAACCAGGAAGCAAGCGCGCAAAGATGCTTCAAGCGCGTCTTGACGAATTCGGCAAAGAAAAAGTCATTGACGCAATGAAGACCGCAGCAGAATCTTCGTTCTTGACGTCTTCTTCCTGGTTTTCGTTCGATTGGTTCTGCTGTCCGTCAAACTTCGTCAAAATCATCGAAGGAAACTACAAGGACCATGCACAGCAGCTGCAGACATTTTCGCCGGCACAGAAGCGCGGATCTGCAGCAGAACTTCAAAACTTTTATGACGCGGCTGCGAAATGGGCCGAAGGAGGTTGACGAAAATGAAAGGCAAACTGAAAGTTTGCAGCTACAATCACAGACGCAAGCAGGCGAAAGACATTCTGCGCGGATCTCACAAAAGGCCGCGAACGCAGAAAAACACGATGACTGACGAAGACTGCGCAAGAATGGCGGTTTTTCTCAAATACGAAAAGGAGAACAGCAAAAAATGAATGACGAATTGACAATCTTTGACTTTATGGACGACGGCGAACAATACAAGCCGATTGCTTCGAATGACTGGAAATGGACTTTTGCAGACTATCCGAAGAAAAAGAACGAAATAAAAGTTTTTTCCTGCTTCGCATGCTGCGGCGGTTCGACTATGGGCTATAAGTTAGCCGGATGTGAAGTTGTCGGATGTCTTGAAATTGATAAGAAGATGAATGACATATACATTGCAAATCATCATCCGAAATATAATTTTCTAATGGACATACGCGATTTCAACAATATTCCGAACGACGAATTGCCGCCGGAATTGTTTGACCTGGATGTTTTGGACGGTTCTCCGCCATGCACGACGTTTTCAATGG